CTCCCTATCCCTTCACTATCCCTATTGATTAAAGATTTTTCAAGTGCTTGATTGCAGCAGTCTGAATCAACTTGCCATCAAATCTTGTATACATCAAGAATCCTAATTCCATCTCATCCATAAACCTTTCACGCAATGGCACAAGGACATTGTTAGCTACTTGGCGGATGATGTACTTAGACCAATCTCCAAAGAAAATAATCTTTGCATCAGCAGCCTGTGCAGATGGAAGATCATTATTAATGAAGAAATTGTATCCTAACAATCTATCCGGAGTTCCCTCTCTAAGAGATGGCTGGAACAAAGTAGTGTTATTAGTATCCAAGTTTAACTTTCTAACCGCACTTAAAATCTGGTCATGCATCATGAATGCAGCAGATGGTGAATTACGGTAAGCAATGTCAACAGAGTGAACAAGGTCAACTAAGTTAGCAGCTGTGAATGCACCTGTAGAGGCAGATTCAACACCGGAAGGTGCTACATCTCTAAATCCAGTCGGTTTGCCAGAACCATCACCAGTTGTAAATGCAGTGTTTAAGCCACGACCTAAACGCTCACCTAACATAATAGGTAACTCTGTGTTTAATAAACCAAACTCGTCATTTGCCCATTCTACAGATACTTTTACAAGTGTGTTTAAAACGTGAGCAGAGAAAGTTTCTCTTGTAAAGGTCATGTCCTGTACAGTCACCGCTCCGCCTTCAGTATGCCATGTTCCTGCCGTTGAAGTATCATTTACCTTTGGCCAGTACAAAGTACCTGCCTGTGGAGTAGTGATAATACGAGAAACATTAAGCATTGGGCCGTAGTAAGCCATTGTCTTTTCCAACTCATAAGAGAATTGGTAAGGGATTACATAACCACCGGCTAATCCAGTCTCCGCAGTAGTGATCGTAGCAGTTCCACGCATCTCTCTAAGCATTGATTGCTCATTACTTGTCAAGTCACGCTTTGCAAGAGCTTTCATAAATGCCGTATGATACTCTGGTGATTTTACTATCTCCCTTGCATCTCTTGGTAAAGCATTAATGGTTTGTTCAACTTGATTAATACCTCTTTCCTCAGTGTTAATGTCATTCCATCTTTCTAAACGAGAAATCTGGTCTGTATAGTTTTTAAAGTTAGCATCAGCGGCATCCCATTGTGCCAATTCTTCGGCATTCATTAAACGACCTTCTGCAGATGCTCTCTTTTGCAAGTCTTCCATTATCGCGTAATCGGAAGCCCGCTTTTCTCTCAATAATTTAGAGTTCATTATTTTGTTTTTAAATTTAATAAATGCAGGGCATTCCTGCGTAGCTCGTTCTGTATATTAATTTCTGACCTAACAGATATATCAATTATTGTTTGCAAATCTTTATCTATTTCCTTTGTAGCATCGTAGCTTCTTTTTGCCACCATTGTATCAGGATTAGCTGGATAGGTTACCGGAGAAACATCATACACTTTTTTAATTGAGCGTATAACTCTTTTAGGTTTCATTCCCTTTCTTTCTTGCCAGTCTTCAGCTTCTACGGTAAATGCAAAGCTACTTTGGTACACGTCACCACGCTTAACCATTTCAAGTAAATCATTGCCTAATGTAGTGTTTGGTGCTTCAAATTCATATTCCATTGAATTACCTGTAACATTTAGCTTTAAGGTACCAGATGATGTTCTTGCAAGTACCATATTTTGATCATGGTTAAACAATGCTACAACATCATCCATATCTGCCTGACTTAATGATTCTGGAGACATTTCCTCATCGTACCATCCCATGTCATAGGCAGAGTTAAACACTGTGGCAGTACCAAAAATAGTACGGCTTTCAGGTTTAGCCCTTAGTTCAAAATTTATGCTTCTTTTTTCCATATATTTTAATCGTTAGTATCGTTACTATCGTCGTTTATAGTTTCGTTTGATGGCTCTATCTTAATATTAGATGCTAAAGGCAATTCATAACTATCTCCACCTTCATAAGGATTCATATTCTCCTTAATCCGGATTTCGTTTGGAGACATTGCTAATACATTTCTCATAGTTGTATAATAAGAAGATCTTGCTGATATATCACCACGAAGCAAACCATCAAGATTAAAGCGAGTTGTAAACTTTTCCTTTTCTGCCTCAAAAAATATCTTCTTATTAAATTCTGCCTCTATTGTTTCGCATAATGGCATGATAGTATAATTTACAAACATTTGGCTTAACTGTTCCATGTTGCCAAATGTAGCTTTATCCATATCCTCTAAAAGAACACCAGGAACACCTGTTATCCTTGCAATGTCGGAAATGGTAGCTTTCTTTGTTTCGTTAAATGCTGCATCGGCAGGATTTAAACCTACCTTTTGGAAATCCATTCCTTCTTCTAAGATAGCAGTTCCTCCAGCGTTTTGACTTCCACCAAATGCTCTGTTAAAGCTACTTTTTAGTCTATCGTATGCCTCATTAGTTAATCTTCCAGGATGCTTTAAAACTCCGTTTAAGTGCGCACCATTTTTGTAAAAGTTAGCACCATAATTTCTGTTGGCTAATGCTAACCCAAAATTGTCACGGTGAACGTCTGGCACTAACAACGCCTTAACACCATCCCATGCAAGATTAGGTATATAGATGATATTCTCACCTCTATATGTCTTGTTGTTTTCTTTATTCTTAAATACAAGTTCATTCCTGCTATTATATCCTATCTCCATTTTGGTAGGATTTAAAATAGTAAGGCTATTTATTCTTGTAGTTATGCTATTCCTATTAATGGCTGCGTAAAATGCACCATGCGCTAAATAGTGTAGCACCATTGTTTTGTAAAACGTATGCGAAGTGTATAACTCCGAAGGCTCTCTGGATACTACCTTGTAATTAGGATGATCCTTTGCTATTCTTATACCACCATTATCTTCTTTCTCAATAATATCAAAAGGTATAGAGGCAATAACACCTCCAAGTATTTGAGTAGCTCTGTAAAAAGCAGGAAGACCTATAATTGCGTATTCATCAACCGCTACACCGGCAGCACTGCCACGCTGAAACAATGCACCTAAAGTGTCACCGTTTATTGGTGTAGATGGATTTTCTATCGAACCTCGTTTCGACGAAAAAAAAGACCGCATGGAGTTAAGTATAGCCATGCGGTAAAAATAAACAAAATCAGTATGAAAATTACAACTTACAGTAACACGTTAAACAAACCTAATATCCATATAGTTTTTCTTTGCTTTTCTAAAGCTATTGTATGTACTATATTTCTCATCAAGTCCTAGCTCTCCTCTTTCCTCCTCTAATTTCTGCCAGGCATCTTCATGCCTTGGATAATCGCTCACAAGTTCGTAAAATCTGTGAAAATAACCACTGGTGCAATTAATCTGCCTAACTTGTTGTGCGTACTCATGCTTTTTCATTAATATCTCCATAATTGACATTTTTAGATTTTCAATTAGGTACATTACAACATTAATAATCCTTGTTCGCGTTCTCCGGATGTGTAGATAGTTGGTCTTTCTTCTACCATGATTTGAGCATAAGCCATAATCATCGCCACAGGCCCATCTACTTTTTCTGTTGACTTCGCTTTATCTATCTTTATATTTCCTGCCGGATCAAATCTAAGCATTACATTTGTCATCATCCATTCCATGACTGGATTTCCATCATGAGTAATTTCATTCGATAAAAACATCTTTTCTATTTCTTTTGTTGGTGCAGACATTGAAATAAAACCCTGTCCAAATGGTTTCATGTTCGCTCCATCATTTGTCAGCTGTATAACTAACTGTGAAGCGTTCCACCGGTCAAAAGCAATACACTCTATTTTATACTTTGCCGTTAACTCAATTACTTTAGCCTTTATAAAGTCATAGTCTGTAACGTTGCCTTCTGTCATTATAATATCACCATCCTGCGACCATTGCACATAAGGAACGCCATCTGAAAGAGACCTTTCCCTAACGTTATCCTCTGGACAAAAGAAATAGGATTTTATATGTGGTTTATCAAGTCCTGCCTGCACAGGGAAACAAAGAACTAAAGCAGCAATGTCGCGAGTAGAGGCAAGGTCTAACCCAGCAAAGCATTTTTTATTATAAAGAATATCATCATCTACTTTTAACCTTGTTTGTTCAATGTAACTATTAGAAATCCAAACACTGGATGTAGTTGTCCATACATTTAGATTCTTTGTCATGAATTGTATTTGTTTAGCTGCCCCTTCGTTCAATGCCTTTTGAAATTGGTCGTCCATGTAACTAATGTAGGGTGTAACTCCTAAATTAGGATTAGATTTTGTCCAATTCTTTTTGTCCTGCCAATCGTCACCTTCATCCAGGCAAAAAAGCAAAGGAAACACGCTATTATCTACTTTCCTTTTCTCCAGAATATCTACCATCACTTTCCGGAATTGATAGCAAGGTGATTCACGGTTAAAGCCAGCCGTAGTCGTAATAAGTAGTAAAGGCTGTGACCTTGAACCCATACCAGTCTCCATTACCTCCAAAACATCACTTGTTTTATGCGAATGGTATTCGTCAATACCAGCATAGTGCGGATTTAATCCATCCAGTGTATCTGCCTCCGATGCAACAGCTTCAAATTTACTATTAGTGGATGGTACGTTGCAATTATACTTTAAAACATTGACCAACTTGTTAAAAGTGCGTGAATCTGCCTTTAGTGATTTAAGCATCACCTTTGCCGTATCAAATGCTATCCTTGCCTGATCTCTGGTAGTTGCAGCTGTGTACACCTCCGCTCCAGTTTCATTGTCACATAGGAAACAATACACAGCAATGGCAGCAGCTAACTCCGTTTTGCCGTTCTTCCTTGCTATTTCAAGGTAAGCCTTGCGGAATCGTCTGCCTCCATCTTTTCTCTGCCACCCAAACAGTACCTTGATAAAAAACTCCTGGAAAGGTTGTATATTAAACCTTTGCCCAGCAAATTCTCCTTTAGTATGCCGGAGGGCAGAGATAAAGTTAAAAGCCCTGTTAGCGTGAGCTTCGGAGTAAGTATATTCCCAGTCTTTATTTTTTAAATCATTCAGATGTCGTTCAATTGCCAACCTTGCATAGCTGCCTATTAATAATTTCCCACTAACAACATCCTCAATAAATTTCATTATATAAGTTCTAATTTAAGTTGCGCAATGTGAGCCTTATATCTTTTTTCCTGAGCTTCAAAATATTCAGCATCCAATTCAAAAGCCGTAAAATCAAATCCCATTTCATAGGCTGCGATTCGGCTGCTGCCACTTCCTAAATGGGTATCAAGTATTTTATCGCCTTGCTTTGCGTATTTACCCAAAAGCCATTTATACAAATCAATAGGTTTTTGAGTTGGGTGTATTCTATCTCCCATTGAAGATTTACGATATATTTTTGCAGGTTCATCAAAACTTGTCCAAGCCATTTCCCACATACTAAAATTATTATCACCTTTTAATTTGTCCCAACAAATAATTGTTCGGGTTGGAGGTAAGTCAAAATAATTTCCGCCCCATATTATTTGATTTTTACTAACCCTAAATAATTCATCAAAATACTCTTGTTTTGGTGTATCATTATCCCATTTGTTTTCGCCAAATAATGTTTGAAATTTACATCCTTTTGTACCTCCTGAATATATTTTCTTACCTAATCCATACGGCGGGTCAACAATCGCCAAATCAAAGTATTTGTCAGGATAACGCGCCATGCCATCCATGCAATCCTCATTCGTAACCTCGCTTATAAATTTATTCATTTATCTTTTTTAGATTTTACGGTAAGACCAAAAATACTATTTAGCAAAACCGCAAATGCCATTAATCCCCATGCCTCGACGTAGTCAATGTATGGCAGATTAAAAATATTTGGTATCAGCCAATTCCACATTATATACACCGGCACAGAGATAAATGCCAGTGCGAAGGCAGAGGCTAAGATAGAAATGGCAATTTCTTTAATTTCTTCCATGATTTAGTTCATTTTAAGAAGTTTGGCTATTTCATCTTCTTCATCACCACTTCCATCCTGAAAATACTCTAAAGTTAGCCTTGACTTCGGATCAAGCCCTAAAGTCTTAGATAATTCAAGAAATAACTCAAATCCTTGCTTAAATGCAGTCCATTCGGCACTTACCTGCCTTGCACCGTTCGGATGCACCATAACTGCACCATCTTTGCTCAATATCTCGGCATTGTGCAGTAAATGGCCAATGGCACGCGCTGCGATTGAAAGGTAAATCTCATCAACTTGCTTTCCAGCCTTGTGAAGATGGAGGTGTTCACGGATGCGATTGTAGATTCTTTGCTCACCTGCGTCAAGGTTGAACATCGGCTCACCGATTTCACCGGGAGTGAATGTCTTAACGCGTGATTTCTCCAATGTGCCCTGAAGTAGTTTTGTTTTTATGCTCTTTTGTGCCATCTTGTTTATGGTTTATGATTTTGAATTGAACCCCCTTTTAGAGGCTGCGTTGATGTGCTCTGAGT